GATGCTGTTGGCATTGTTGCTCCTGATCAATTTATGCTCACGTTTTTTACTCGGACCGTCGCCCGTTTTCCAGCGACCCAATGCGCTGCTCGATCGTCGAGAGTCGGAATTCGACGGATTTGGACCGCTCGTCATTTTGCGTTTTGATGGTTTCGAGCTGGACGATCACCTGGTTGTTGCGTCGCTCGGCATCCTGCATCGAGACCGTCAGACTGACCAATGCCGATAATCCGCTCGCGCCGGCCGCAATGATCGCCACCCAGCCGTTCGTGATTGGTTTGTGTGTCGTCGTCTCGTTGCTCATGCCAATCCATCCTGTGCCAGATTGCATCGTACGGTCAGCATCAACGGCTGGGACCGATGCGAATCCGTGCCGATGACAGTCCAGACTGCGTCTGTCGTCCTGATTTCGTCGCTGGTGCGCACGTCGGTACCAATCGGCAATGCCCATGTCCATTCACCCTCCTGGACGATACCGCCGCCGACCTGCGAATGGTCGCCGCTGTTGTATGTCTTCGCGCCCGGGATATCGTGACCGATCCTGCGCCAGGACACCGTGATACCACCGATGCCGTCGCTGTCGGTGACCTGCCGGTACACGTCGACGACCTCGGTCGCGATGATCGATGCCATGCGCCCGCTGATGTGCGCCAGGAGATCGGTCGGGATCATCACCAGACTCCCATCGGGCGATAGCGTGTCGCCATCTCGAGGCAGTGCTGGTGAACCTGCTGGAGTTGCACGGATTTGTTCTGGTCCGAGACCGCCATATCGGCGGCGGCTCGGCCGGCTTTTTCGAGCCATGCCCGTTGGGCCGCGAGCTTGAGATCATACATCTCGACCGGCGCCGGCCCGTCGTCCTCCCAGAGCAGGTCGTCGCCATCGCTGTAGCGTTGGCCGGTGTATTGCAGACCGGGCTCGGTCGCCCAGTCTGGTGCGGTCGCTGCGCTGGTGCCGGCGCGTACGGCTCGGTACAGTCGACCATTGGGTGTTGCGGGTACCACGCGGTCGCCGACGGCGTAGGCCGTGGCGACCGCATGGGTCGACCCGCGCACAGACCCGTCGACGATCCGCAGGAGATCGTCCGACGAGAGCTGCGGGTAAAACTCTGCACTGCAGAGCGGTGCCAGCTGCTCGGCGGTCTGTGCGCGGGTGCGTGCCATTAGCCGGTCACCAATGCCAATGCATTGCTGTCGGTGGCGCTGTCCGTGCCCTGTTTGGCCCGGGACAGGACGCACTGGATCGACAACAGTGTGGCTGTTCCACCCGCCGTCGCCTCGACCTTGATGTACCGTTTGCGCTTGCGCAAATCGATCTGGAACACGACAAATTTGCCGGCACCAGCCGCGGATGTCGGGAGCGTGAAATCAGTACCGCCGACAAATCCGGTGACATCGCCATGACCAGACCCGGAGGTGTCGGATTCGGTCAATTTGAGCACACTCATGTTGGCACCGATGACGCCGATCGAAATGATGACTGTGGCGTAGTCGAATTTAATACCAGATGCGACAGTGTCGATCTCGGTCGTCGTGTATGCTGCCGACGCCGAGATCGGCGCGAGGCCGTTCACGACGCGGATGTTCTGCAATCCAACCATGATTCAATCCTCCACCGGCCGAGCATCGCGACCCGGCCGGCATTGTCAGTGTTACGCGGCGGCGGTGATGAGACCGACGATCGGGCCGGCGGCGTTGGTGTCGCCGACGCCGAACGCGTTGATGTCGAACCGCGAAACGGCACGCAGAGCGAGCTCGTCGGCCTGGAACGCATCATGCTCGGACAACGACACCGCGATACCGCGGCGATCGCCGAACAATGCGCCCTGTGACAGATCGCCGAGGAGCGCGCAGACCTGCGAGTTCGCCTCGGTCGACGGCATCGCCTGGGCGATCCTGACCGGATAGCCCATGAAAATCGGCTCGCGGTTGACGCCCATCGCCAGCGTTTCGTTGGTGTTGCCCGATGCTGCATCTGCGAGTTTGCGCATGACGTTGTGGTAGAACGTCCGGCTCACATACCAGGCGGCATTGGCGGTGTCGGCGAATTGCGGGAGGCGACCGACCACACCGTTGAAATCAGCGAGCACCAATTCGCTGTACGCATTGCCCGTGCCGACCTGCAGGCCCTTGATACTGGCAATGGTCGCAGAAACGCCCTTGAGCGCCTCGGTAGCACCGACGATCCCGCCGTATGTCGACGTGCCGGTGCCGATGAAACCGCACTCGTCTTCTTTTTGCGCGAACGCACGGGCGCACTCCTGAGCGACCCACGCACCCAGATCGACGGCCGCATCCTCGTTGAGCTCGTTGCTCAGGCGAGTGTAGACCGCGAGCTTTTTGGCGGTCAAACGGACGTTGTCGAATCCGTTGTCGGACGACGTGATGGTCGCGCCCTCGCCGATGAAATAGGCGGTGATGCCGCTCGCTCGCTTCGGTTGAACGCGGGTGTCCGACGACATCGAGACCACGCGAGCGTTGGCGCGGAACACGCCGTACTGCTCGACGAGATTGATGATGTCGCCGGCGAACTCCTCGGGCACGAGGTAGCCGCCGAGCGCATTGTTGCTCTCCAAATGGTCCTTGATGCCGCGGTCGGCGATCCATTGCGCAGCTTTGGCGTTGCCACAGACAGCGCCCAGGAACCACATCCCGAGACGGTACGCCTTGAGGTTGGCGTCGCGGCGGGTGCCGCCGAACACGCTCGATGCGTTGGTCGGCTGGCCGTAGGCCTTGGTGGCGTCAGCGGCGTCGAGCTCGGCCGGGTCGACCTTGGCAGACGCGCCATACGGGAGCATATCCTGGCGGCCGTTGAGGCGGCTGAGCGCCTTGATGCGCTGCTCAAGCACCTCGTTGTCGTTCAGCAATTTTTCGGCCTCAGCCGGGTCGAAATCGTCGGATTTCAAAATGTCCTGCGCCTTGGTCGCGTTGGCGATGATCTGGGCGCGCAGGTTGTCGATACGATTCATGGTCATACCTCCACCGCGGTCTGCACCGCGATGCGTTGCGCGATCAAACGACGGAGCAGTGCGCTCCGCAGTTTGGTCTGGTCGTCGTTGTTCGCCGCGACCTCTGGCCCGTCGGCCTCGGTTTCGGACCCGTTGCCGTCCTCTGCATCACGCAGGATGGGCCACGATTTGGAGGCGATTGCTGCCGCCTCCCTGCGGGACAGCGACAGCGCGTCGCGCAGCTGTCGCTCAAATTGTTTGATGGTCGCCGGCCGGCCAGTCGATCGTCGGAACGATTTGGCCGCCTCGGGCATTTTCGCGACCTCGAGCAGGATGCGATGGTACTCGGTGAGCACGCCGTCGATCTCGTCGATCGGCCGGCCGTACTCGAGCATCTCGCCTACGGCCTCGAGCATACGCCCGGTGAGTCGCCCGATGATCGATTCGGCGGCGTCCATCTGCCAGCCGGCAAATACTTCGGCCGGCGACGCCGGGAGCTCGTCCTCTCCCTCGGGCATTTCGCCTGGCATTTCGCTCATGTCTGGCATCTCGTACTCGTTTTTCACATCGTCCAGCGATTTGACGGACGCGAGGTTGCGCGACTCTGCCGGGCGCGGCGTGAGCGACGCCTCGCCCAGCGGCCATGCAGTAATGCGAGACGATTTGCCGATGCCGGTCGCCTCGCGGATCACCAGATGCCCGGCGGCACCGCTGGAGAATCCCAGCCGGCCCTCGCTGGCGAGCCGTTTGATCATCTCGCGGTATTCGTCGCTCTGCTCGATCTGGCCCTCGTACCACAGCCCGGCGGCGTCCATTTTGACGGTGCCATTGCCGATCGCGCGCCGGCCGATTTTCGGGTCCATGCCATGAGCGTAATACAGGCGCAGCGGGAACGTTTCGCCCTCGGCCATCGGACGACCAAAATCAGTGGATTTGGTGAAAAAATCACCCTCGAGGTCGGTGTCGCGAGGCGAGCCGAAACGCACCAGGTAACCGCTCACGCGGCCGTCTGGCGTCGCCTTGATGGCGTCTCCGTATGTCATCAACATATCCATCGTCACTCTCCCAAATCGACCAATTTGACGGGCACTGCCGTCGGACCCCATACCGGGTCCATCTCGACCGCTCCGAATCGCGACAAACTCATACCATTGCGCCACAGGTCATACCGCGATTTGCCGAGCACCTCGCGCTGATCCTCCTCGTCGAGCGTCGCAAACAGCTGCTCGCGCGTCGGAATCGTCGGCCGTACATCGGGTGCATTCGGATCGCCGCTGATCTCGGACAGCGGTTTTGGAATCGGCACCATCGCGCATCGGCAGTTTGGATGCGATGGCATGATCTCGTCGGTCGCATGGATTGTGCCGTGCAACGCGAAACAGACCATGCAGGTACGCGAGTCGCCGGCGCAGACTCGCATCCAGCCCTCGAGCACATCCTGGTTGTCGATGAACGACTGGCGCGTCGCTTCGCGTGATGCGCGGATGATCTCGGTGCGGGCGATCGTCTCCATCCGCTGGTACGATCCCTGCCCGACTTGCCGCATCATGCGGGCTGTCGCGCGCGGGCCGATCCCACTCGCCATGCCCTCCTGCAACGCCGATCGCGCGGCGGTGCCGACGTCGGCGAATATCTCGTCGAGCGGCGAGCCATTGCCGGCGAATCCCACAAACCGCTCGAGCGTCTCGGTCTCGGGCCGCGTGAATCCCAGCTCGATGCCGATCTGGTCTGGTCGGCCGGCGGCGATCTGCACAGTCCTGTCGAGGTTGTCGATCGCGTACAGCACCAGCTCGCGCTGGCCCGTCGCGGTCTGCTCGACGCCGATCGGTGTAAACGCCTCGATGGCCTGCACCAGCTCGTCCTGCGCGGCGATGAAACGTGCCCGCAACATGACCATCTGTTGCTCGGGACCGACACCGGCGCGTTCGAGGTCGTCGATCTCGGCCTCGATCTCGGCCAGCTGTTTGCGGACGCCGGCGAGTGCGTCGGTGTACGCCTCGCGCATACGTCGGACGTACCGCATATCGCGGCGCTCCAGCCCGGCGCGGTATGCCCGTGCAGCGCGCCACAGCTCGGACTCGGTGCCGTCCTGTTTTGTCGCTATTCGGTTGTCAATGTCCAAAAAGGGCGGCCGTCGGCGTCCTCCAACGCCGGCAGATCGTCCTCTAATTGTTTGGCGAGTCGCTCGCCGCGCTGGATTTTGTCGCGTAGTCTGGTCGCCCATGCGTACCCGGCGTCACCGCCCCACAAATCCCACGCCACACGACCCGGCGACGGGTATCCAGCCTCGCCGGCGTTGAATCCCTCGGCCTCGCGGTCGACCTCATGCCGCCTGAAAAAGCTGTACATCCGCAGGATGGTGTCCTCGCGGATGACGCCGCCGTTGGCAATCTGGTTGGCGCGCGCTAGGCCGACGCGGGTACCGCCGGCGCAGCCCTGGCGTTTCCAGTCGAGCGCACGACGCGCGGCTGTCTGCATCGCCTCGGTCGGATGGGATTTGATGCCCAGCGATCGGATCGCGGCGGCGACTGGTTCGCCGTCGATCGCAGGAGCGGCCGCACCCGGGAACATCTGGCCCTCGTCCTCGTCGGACGGCTCGATGCCGGCGATGCGTTTGGCCTCGGCGCGGTCGATGATGCCCGATTTGTACAGACGCTCGGCTCGCTGCGCCTCCGCGGACAGATCGTCGGCAAGTGCGCGGACGTCGGCGACGTCGAATCGCAGGTAATCGCCGTCGGACGATTGCGGGAATTCCGGGAGCAGCGCGATCGTGAGCGCCTCGGCGACCTGCGCCATCAGCGGGATCATGCCGTCCTCCCACGCGGCCTGTTGCGCCCGCTCGTAATTGCTGTACGTCGATCGGTCGAGCCCACTGCCGAGACCCAGCACCATCGGGTTGAGCCCAAGTGCCGAGCAGATGCGCTCCTCGGGCAGACGTCGCACGCTGTCGAGCGTGAGCTCGCTGGGCGTCAGGCTGACGCGGTCGACCTTGTACGCGGACTGCATGACGGCAACGCCGCCCGCACCGTCGCCGGCGAAATTCTCCTGCAATCGACGTTTGAGCGCGCGCGCCGAGTCCTCGTCGATGTCGACCATCTGGTCGCGGGCATCGGGCCCGATGATCATCGACGGCATGGCGTTGTTGCGCATCAGCCCGTATGCCGTGCTCGATGCGCTGTTGTCGGTCGCGATCTCGCGCAGCACAGATGCGACCGGCGAGCGACCCAGACGCATATCGACGGGATCGCGGCCGTACCGGATGTGGATCAGGTCGGCCGGGTCGATGTTGTACGTCGCGCCGTCGGCCGTGTACGTCCAGTATTTGACCGGCTGGTTGCCGTCGCCAACGGGTCGCACCATGTCGGCCGGCAGATATTGCAGGTCGGTCGGCACCCCGGCAACGTTGTTGCTACGGATTTTGCGGATGTACGCATTGCCCAGGAGCTTGTAATCAGTGATGACCCACGAC